TTTTACGCAAAGATTCGAAAGCTTCTTTAGCATCCGATTTAAATTCATACCAACCGCAGCATTCTTCGGTCAGCAAATTCATTATACCATATCTGTCATTTAAATAAACAATTCGCCACATAATATATCCTTACAATGTCAATTCTTTGGCAGCAAAACGAATCTTGCCTTCATAGTCCAGCTGCATTTGCTCAAACTCGGTGAGGTAGTCATCAGCCACAACTTCCCAATCAATAATAAAGGAACGATAATACTCGCTGTCCTCTTCAATTTGGCCACGGAGAGCCATAACGGCTTCTGTGGTATTATTGAAATTGGTAAAATTCTTTACCACATAATCACTACCACCCTTGGCTTTCCAATATTGTGGGCACTCGCCAACTCCGTCCCAATCATGGGCGCCGTAGTTTTCTAAATTTTGTGTGGTGATGAGCAATTTCATTTTTTATCCTTACATTGACCAATATGATTCTGAAGAAGCAGAGCAAAAATGCGGTGTATCGTATTTTTCCTGATATTCTTTTCCAGAAATTAAATTCTTTTTAGTAACCCAGGTTTCAAAAACTTCTACAGTAAAACCTAAATTGCGCTTTGCATCAGCTACGTAGCCGATGTAATCTTTAGTTACAGGAGCAAATTCCTGTTTAGCAACCAGACGGCGGCCTTCTTTTGTGCGGCGGTCGGTTTTGTAAATTTCGATGGTGTATTCTTTTGTAGCAGACATTTTTTTATCCTTAAGCACGTTTGAAACCAAGGTCATAATGCATTATCAACATTTTAGCAATATTGATATATTGGCGAGAAGCGTTTTTGTTGTCACGCTCTAACATTTCTTGAGCATCCGACAGGTACGAAGCAATGACCATGCCCACACCTGAAAATTTAAAAGTCATTGATTCTTCCACAGAAGCAATGATATCATCAGCAGGCGAGCCATATGCCTGCAATTCCCATGTCAATTTATCTTTCATTTGATGTCCTTATCAACTCAACAGGTACCATTATACAGATTCGGGCAGGTTTGTCAAGCGATTTCGGCAGACTGTAGTGTTTTTGCAACAGCGTCAATATGTTTACATTTACCACGAAAATTAAAACCAGTACAGGTGCAGGTATAATGAGAATCTATTAATTCAACATTATATTCTTTATCTTTACTTTTTACTTTGAATATACGGGTATTATTCTTTATGGATTTACCAGATAATAATTCTAATTGAATATTACGGACTTTATTAAATGTCCGATAACGTTTATCTAGTTTGATTTGGGTTTTTAATATATTTACTTTATTATCATTTTGTTTGATATATGCGATAATCTTATTTTGATTATCTAGTAAATACGTGTGATTACAGGCACCATAATGGCCTGTCCAAATTGTAGTTTCTTGCAGAATTTCACTCATACCAATACCTTAACAGATATTGATGGAAATGTCAAGCGGGTTGTTGTATTAAAACAACATCAACCTTTTAGTAGTTGCTGATTAGATTCTTCCGACAAATCTTCTTCAAATTCAGCCATTTCAAGTCTTTTCAATTCTTTTTTCAAGGCTTCGATTTGACCTTTGTCTTCGGTAATTTCTTTTTGCAATTCAGCAATTCGTTCTCTGAGGTTATTTCTATAAGACATATTCTTTTTCCTCTTTTACTAACCGATAAAAGGATCGGTCATGGTGTTTCGGTTTATTCGAATTCTTCTGATTCAAATTATCCGTATTCTTTCTAAATTTTGTTCTTTGAGGTTTTTCAACCTTTTTACCGCCGCTTAACATACTAGAAAACACTTCTCCTAAAAAATTTGGTCTGCTACACTTAGTTCTACTAATTCTTCAGCGGTAAACCAAACATCACTTGGTGGAAGAAGTTTAGTTTTAACGCTTCTAGAATCCATACCAGTACATTCTTGCAATAACTTATTCATTCGGGTATTAGCAAGCTCACTTTCACGTACATAGGCTTTCATGTCATGGTATTTACCATTCATTTCAGAAGCATATTGGTGACACATAATACTGGTATTCTTAGCGATATATCTATGCCCCTGAGTTCCTGAAGCAAAGATTAAAAAGGCGGCTGAGCATACTGAACCCAAACCAAACGTTCTGATAACACGATTTGAATTACGCATTATATCTGTAAGTGCAAAAGCTTCACTCAAATCACCACCAGTTGAATTGATATACAAACTGAGGGGAGTATCACTTGACGTATTCAAGTTTTCATATACAATCCATTGAATAGCACTCTTTACAGTTTCCTCATTAATTTCGCCTGAGAGAAAATGTACGTGTGCGTTCAATAAACCGATACTAATCTTTTCTTCGGCAGGAATCATCAAGTCTTCTTTTTTCATTAGTAATCTCTTAGGGATAAAATAGGGTGTTTAACTGGCCACCAGAATTCATATTCTGGATCATTCCATTTGATTGTAAATTGTGCTTCTTGGTCATAATACTCCGACCACTTGTAATGAAACACCGCAGTTTCAGACATAACCAGATGGCCATTGCCAAAGCCTGGTGGTACTAAAACTTGTTTGTGATTCTTGTCGGATAAAGTAAAAGATGTCCACTCTTTATATTGTGGCGACCAAGGTCTATTATCAACGACCAACAAATAGATTGTACCATAAAGACAACTAATCAACTTGTAGGTCTTTTCGTCTCCGTGAACACCACGTAAGACATGTTGCCTCGATGTGCTGACACTATCAATTTTCCATTTGACTTTATCTAAGACACCATTCCCATACAAGGCTTTATTGAAAATTTCTACGTTTGTTCCACGGAAATCTTCAAAGACCATAGGAGGTGTGACCAACAATACTTCTTCTAGGTCTGTAAACTCAATCATTCTACAATCACAATACCTGGTGCAATTTGAATCTTATGGAAGTTGTTTTGTTTTTTCCATGGAAAATCTTTTCCATATTTTGCTTCCATCTTTTCATTACCACCAACAAAGAAATCTGATTTAACAGAATTATCATTACCATCTAAACGATAGCAAAGTGTATGTGTGTTAGAGCATTCAAATCTTGGAAAGTGTTGTTTCAAGTTAGCAAAGAATTGCCTATCTGCGCCCCATTGGCCATACCAAGCATGCCCGATGCGAGCAGCAACGTCACGCTTAACAGCAAAACTTGAGGTATCAATATGGAATACTTGGTCATCAAAATATACAGGCCATTTACCAAGGCTTTCACAGTTGTCCTCAAAGAGGTAGTTTGCATCTTTATCATAAATTTTCCTTAAAGAATATGCCCAATCATTTCCAGCTTGAATTTTCTTGACAAGTTTTTCTACATGGCAACTGTCAAACCAATTGTCCTCATCCAAATAACAAATTACATCAGCATTAACAAGAAAAGAACAAGCGGAGTAAACCCTGTGGCCATACCAACCTTTACCAACATTCTCCTCAAGACGGATGGTTTTGACTTTGGTAGCGCCTTGAATTGTATCATTGACCTTTTCCTCGTACTGAGCACCATCAACAAAAATGTAATGGGTTAAATTTTCATAAGTTTGTTTATCTACAGAGTTAATGCATTGTTGCAAATACTCTGAACCAATTGTAGGAGTTATTACTGCTACTTTCATTCTTTCCACGCTTTCAAAATATCGGATGATGAATTCATTTTATTTGAGCCACCAACTCCATATACAAATGTTATACCTTCAACTTTAACTTCACGGTTGTTTGTGTTGTTTCTATCACCACCATTTGCAAAGATAATCTCATCACCTTTACCAATCCAGCTTCTTTTCAAGTCTTCTAATAAACTACAAGCAGAATCATCAGAGTCATCAAACTTCAAAACAAAATCAACGTGTCGCAATTCATTAACGATAATGGATCGTTCATTCCAATTCATAAATGGTTTACCTTTTTTACGAGTCAACCATTCATCAGAATTTACACCAACAATCAACACATCACCAAGCTTGGCAGCTTCACGTATATATTCAATATGACCAGAATGGATGGGATCAAACCCACCCGTCACAACAACAAATTTCATTTTAAATGTTTAAAGTTGGATATGCTTCTTTAACAAGATTCAATGTTAGGTATTTTACACCTAAATCTTTTTTGAACAATTTAACAAGCAGTTCAGCTTCGTCTTTATGTAGTGATTCTAGAATGACCAACAGAATACTAGTTTGTTTATGTGGTGTCAATCCTTCAGGTCGTTTTGGATGACCTTTAATGAATCGATACATCTTAGAAATCTCAGTATCAATATACGAGAAATTCAAACCAGCAGGTTCAGTTGCCGGTCTGTAATTCGGGATTGGTACATCAAATTCAATATTTGGGTGAAATGCCATTTGCAAGAATTCAGCAAAGCGTGGATGAAAATTCTTCCGTAACACGCCAATACGTTCTTCTTTGTTTTTGCATTTATCGAAATCTTCAAAAATTTCGGAGTATAGTTTTTCAGAGCTCATCATGTTCTCAAGTGGGTTATATCAAAATTCATCAATTACTTCTAACAAATTTTTAAGTCGATTCACCATCAGATAGTTCATAAACTCTTGTTTAGTCTTACCTTTGGTGTTATCATAGGTATCTAGTATAGCAACCTTCAGAGTTGACGGAATCATCGTCAAATCAATCAAATTCTCATTACGAGAATAGTTCCTCATCATATCTTCATTACAAAACTCTGAAGGTTGCTGATTCATCCAATTAATGATTTTTGCTTCAGTTATTGGTTTCTGCCTAGTCGCAGTAATAAAGCAATCATCAGCACTAAGAATATTAGGGATGCCATCGCCTTTGTCTCCTCGAATAATAAGTTGTTTGAGTTGAGCTGAAGGTAAAGGCTCACGAATGAACTTCTTTAGAATTGGTGAATACTGTTCTACGTTAGGAAACTTTTGCAATTGAGCAAAGTCTTTATCACTTGACAGAATCATAACCTTTTGAGTAGCTGAGTATTTTGTTGCCAATACAGCAATAACATCATCAGCTTCGCATGAGTCAACATCAATAACTTTATATGGAGAATGGTCTTTCAATTCTTGTTTGATTTTACTCAAACATTCAAAGATAGTAACCCAATCATGTCCAGATGCCTCACGCATTTTCTTCCGACTGGCTTTATAGTGTGGGAAGATATCACGGCGCCAATATTTTTTATTGTCGCAAGCAATGATAACTTCTGGCCCATGTGAGTCACGAAACTTCTTCACATAGGTACGCAAGCTATTAAGAATCATGTGGCGAACCAGACTTTCTTCGACCGCAGTCTTAGACGAACCGATTTGTTCCATCAGATTAGAAATAGCAACTTGGTTAAAATCAAATATAATCATACAGTCAGTATATCACAAATTCATCACTAGTGAGGCAATAATTAAGGTTTGGCGGTAGGGAATGGCCAATTAGGCAAACCAGTTTCGGGGTCATTCGTAAACTTGCCTTCCCATGGTTTAAAATAATACTCATAGAGGCCTTCAAGTATTACCATTACATCTTCGGCAGTCATTGTATTATCTTCATCTAGCCTATCTTCAATTGGTAAGATATCCCAAATGTCATTCTCTACGTCATACCATGCATAGATGCAGATTTCTTCTTTTGGTCTATGAATCAAAGCCCAAGGAGTCAGCTCATGCTCAGGGAATATAAACTCAGGTTCTAATGCATCCTTGTGAATAAAGATGGCATATGATTCCATCTTGGTGTTGCCACCTTCTTTATATTGATACTCATCAACACCATTGTCAATTTCTAAATCACCATAACCATCAAAAATAATTTTAACTTCTGGTTGGTCTGAAATATCCCTACCAATTTCCAAATCTTCGGGGTCACGCCATGAAGCTTCCATGAGCATCGTGACTAGTTCTTCGTATCGGCTATAATTGTATCCCATTTTAAATCTCCACAGTTTTTAAAGTAAATTTATCAGCACGGTCTTCGTAATTAATGTAACCACGTGGGTTGCAAACAATACGGGTAGACCCAATCATGTAATCGAATTCTTCATGCGTATGTCCATGTGTCCACAATTTAATTTGTGGCCTATCTAGTATAAACTCCGACAAATCAGAGCTATATCCACCATTCATAATTTCTTCTTTGATATATCTAGGATGAGTAGAAGCTTTACTTGGCGCATGATGGCCAACCACAACAAATTTCTCATCAGGCTTCTCAACAACAATTTGTTTAATGTAACCTACCATTTTTTTGTGGTCTTCAACCGCATCTTCTGGAGTAAAGCGAGTTTTTCTTGTATGATTCATTCCACCTTCATCTTTATAAGACGTTTCTCGGTTTGCATTTGTTACACACATAAAATCATTCATCATAGTTTTCATATGATATAAAGTGATTCCATCTTCCTTGTTCATATCAGTCCACAATGTTCCACCAATAAAGGTAACATCACCAATCAATTTGATTTCTTTATCAAGTAGATGGACATTAGCATATTGAGCAAGTTCTTCTTTGATAATCTTGGCACTCTTGGCAAAATCTCCATTATAATGCTCATGATTACCCATAACATAGAGTACATGCGGAAATCTCAAAGCACACATTCTAAAAAAGTCTCTAGCTATACCACCCTTTTTAGAATCACTATAAGGCAAGTCTTTAGCTACACAAATGTCACCAGACAATATCAGCACATCGGCATTGTCGGTGTTTTCTAATTCAATAGGACCGAATTCTAGGTGAATATCGGAACAAACAGCAATCTTCATAATAATCCTTATTTAATACAGCGCACCAAGATTGTATCACCATTGATACGTCCTGTCAAGGCTGAATCTACAGCTTTAATGTTATCTATTGCACTTCTTAGATAAATTTTGCCACCTTTCAATACTTCAGGCAAAGTAACTTCTGGTTTTCTGAGTTTCTTCTGTACCGATTTGGTCTCATTGAAATTCAACAGCGATGACCCTTTGACTGAAATGCCGCCAGCATCTTCTGCATGATAACAACCTAATTTTCTAGTCTTGGTATTATATACCCAAACTTGTAACGCACCAATGACTTCTTTTGGTGCAACCGATTTTAACTTCAATTCTGCAAACTCTTGGCAGTAATTCATCTTAGCCACCAATTCATCGGCAGATTTTTGTTTACGTTTACGTGGTTTACGATTAACTTTGGCTTCACCAGCAATCTTCATGGCATCAGTAATGATAGCATCACACAAAGCCACAATCTTCTTCAGTTGTGGTTTAGTAAAGTTGCCATAACCTTCTTTAATTTCAGCATCTTTGGTGTGTAACACTTCATCAAATTCAATCCTGCGTTTCTTAAACTGCTCAATCAACCTTTGTGCATGAACGCCTTTAGCTCTGTCTTGCATAATAGCAAAAGGTGACGCTGGGTGGGCAAAGTCATTTTCAATATAATCGTCAATAGCACCTTCAAGGTCACCAGCAATTTCTGCAACCTTTTCACGCAATCTTTCCTGAATTGAAACTGTCGGTGTTGTATCAACTTTAACCGATGCTTCTTCAACTTCTTTTTGCATGACATTTCTGATTTCGGCATTTAAAAAGTTTCGACCTTTTTCACCAATATCATTTCCGTTCATCACAAGACGGCAAGCCCAAGCTAATGTTAAAATGCTTTTTGAGGTATCAACACGGCCTTCAATTTTATGCTTCTTGGCATAATCTTGGATGTAATTAACACCTTCTTTATATTCTTTATTCTGATGATACCAATTTAAACTATTCATTAATTGAATAGTGGTCATCTCATTAATAAATTTTGGTTCTTCAATTTTTAAATGTCTAGTAGCCATTTTAAATTCCTACAATTTCATCAAATGTTTGTTTTTTACCTATTTCAATCAAACAAATACCATCATCGGTTTCGTGGTATTTTCTCGCAAGCCGTTGTGCCACATCCATAGCATTTTCCTGTGTTCGTAAAGGTTCACATGAACCAAAACATTCATTTACCGAAAGACCAACCAACTTGCCTTCAATTGTCACAAAATCATCATATCGTTTTGAGTAAGTAACACGAAAACCATCAGCCGTCTTTAGTATGTAGATTCCATCTGACATATAAAGTCCTTGTTTATGTTCTAGTATAACATATGTAGTCAAATTAATCAAGAGCCTATGTTGTGCCAAAACAACAGCGTGTGGAGTCAATGGAGGCATAAATACCCATATAGTTTAATGAACCATTTGATAGGAAACAAAAACATAAAAGGAAAAAGAAATGCTACGCAAAAAGATAGCTGCGCTTCTTTTTGTTATGATTGGTGGCGGGGCTTTCGCTCAGACCACATATGATACTAAAAGTCTGGTAGACACAAATAGCACAAGCACCAGCACAAGTACCGTTAACACAAATAATGTTAACAGTGGCACTATAACCAATATCAACCAAACTACAGTTGGCAGTACAAGTACCAATACCAACAACAATAACAATGTCAATAGCGGTACTCTGACAAACAACAATAACAACAACAACGTTATGAGTGGTTCAGTCACTTATACAAACAATAACAACAACGTAAATTCTGGTACTCAGACGTTTAACAATAATAACGTCAATAGCGGCACAATGACCAACAATAACAATAATGTCAATGCTTCAACCTCTACCAGCGTAAACACAAACAACAACGTCAATAGCGGAACTCAGACATTTAACAATAACAATAATAGCACCAGTACATCAACCAATATCAATAAAAGTGAAAACACCGGTACAATGACATACAATAACAACAATGTCAATGCTTCAACCAGTGATAGTAGAAATACAAACGTTAATACAAGCACTAGTGTTAACCAAAACAATAATGTGAATAGTGGCGATATGACCAATCGTAATATCAATGCTTCAACATCAGCCAGTACCAGTACAAGTGTTAACCAAAATGCTAATGTTAACCAAAACATTAACTCTGGTGACATGACGAATCGTAACATAAATGAATCAACTATCACTCAGAAAGTTATTCAACCTCCTCCAACAGCTGTTGCACCGGCAATGATGAGTGGTGGAAATACCGATTTGTGTTCAACAGGAACTTCTGGTTCTGTTCAGACGCAGATTTTTGGTGTGTCTAGTGGTGGTACTGTCAGAGACCTGAATTGCGAACGCCTGAAGTTGTCCAAGACTCTTTATGATATGGGTATGAAAGTAGCTGCAGTTGCTACTATGTGCCAAGACCGTAGAGTGTTTGACGCTATGATGGCCGCAGGCACACCTTGCCCGTATGAAGGTCAAATTGGTGCTCAAGCTAAAGCATCTTGGGAAGCAAATCCAGAAAAAATTCCAGCACTTGACAAGGTAATAGCAGATGACACTCATAAGAAAATTGGCATTGGCGCTGTTCTCGGCGTTCTTGTTCACAAGTTATTCTAACAGTCAAGATATATCTACTACCGGCAATTTAATTAATTACGGTAGTACACCTACAGATACGACAAGTAAATGGAATAATGGTGTGTACGTTGACCAATTGTGTTTTCAGTATGGTCAACCTGGAAACTGCGGGCCAAATCCTAGTGTACGACCAAACGGTGTTATTAACTTCTCGTATGGTACTGTAGATTTAAATCAAATTGTTAGCATAAACAAGGCTTTGTCCATTGGTGGTAGTGGTGTACAACTTAGCGGTTTCAATTTTGGTTTTATGGCTAAGAATGGTAACGGTTGGGATGATGGCCGGCAAGACTATTTGTCTGCATATGTAAAATTGTATGGGAGCACTGGTAATCAGGTTGCTAACTATGATTACACAAGTCAAACTAACAGGCGATATAATTGGACACAGTTTAACTTTAGCGAAACATTTACAACACCATATACAGTAGCAACCCTTGGTAATGCACAAGTAGGTTTTGTAGGTAGAGATAATAATTTCTGGTCTGGTAATTACGGTCCTGAAATTTATAATGTTAGTTTCAGTTTAAAGTATTCAGTTAAACCTGATCCTTGTATTGCTGATCCATTGTCAAGCCCTACTTGTTCAGGATATGCCATAGCCAATATTAAAAATTCAATATTGAGTCCTACAACTTCTTATATTCCTACAACCACATATACAACGCCTACTGCTACACAATCATTACCTGAGTCTATCAATGTTGCGATTCAACCATCACAACAAGTTTCTACACCTACACAACAGGGTCCAGTATCGCAAACTCAAGATGTAAATCAAAACCCATCCGTTGCTCAAATGGATCCGGCACAACCTAGTCCAACACAAGCAGGTCCCGCACCCACAAGTCCTCAACCCGCTGGAGGTCCTCCGCAAGTAGCGCAACAATCTGCAACGGCTTCAAGTTCTGGACCAACGTCTAGTGGATCACCTGCAAAAAGCAATGATGGTCCAAAAATGACCACAAGTCAGGCTTTAAGTATTATTAAATCTGTACAAGAGAAGGATAAAGCAACTCAACAAATGGCCGTACAAAATGCAGCCAAAGTTGTAGAGGGTTCAACACAACAATCACAGGCAACAGTTACATCTACAATTGCCTCATTGAATGAAATGAGTTCAGCAAGTGCGGCTGCAGCTGCACAATTTTCTAGTCAAACAACTCAATCTTCAATGCAAGTGGCAACGCAATTGAATCAAACACAACAAACCACACAATCGACACAACAAACAACACAATCATTTCAAAACATACAGGCAACACAATCAAGCACACAGTCAATCCAGTATAGTTCTGGAACAGGAATCACAGTCAATAACAATTCATTTGGTTTCAATTCAACCAATAACGGATTGTCTTTGAATAACAATCAACAACCTCAAACAGTAGCAATGTATCAACCTAGAGTTACAATACGGCAAACTGAAGTTGAAGTTCCTATGCAAGTAGCATCTTTTAGTGGTACCAGTCGTCCTGGTAATCCATTATCAGAGATGATGACGCAACAAAATTTTGAAATGATGCAATCAAATATAGAACAACGTGGTCCATCGGTTAATAGAAATGTGCAACCAAATGATTTAGCTAGTGGTGTTGATATTGCCTCGATGGCTACTCAACCAAGAGGATTTGAGCTATATTCATTTACTATAAGGGACACAACTTTTTATCCACCTAAAGAAGTTTACAAGGATCAAAAAGTTATCGATAATGTAATGGTTTTGCGACAACTTAGTTCTGATAGATTACACCAAGAATTAGTCAACTTACAATACAAATAAGGAAAGAAAATGGCAGAAGAAATCAAAAATGTAAATGCTAAAATTGATGAAGCCGAAGCGGCAGTAAAAAAGTATGCAAGCAAAGATACAGTCATTAGTATCGGTGGGTATGAATTTACACCAGCCAAACTAATGGTTGCATTCACTCTTGTTTCATCCGCTCTAGGCGGTCTTTATGGTACCTTTGAGGTTTACAAAGACTATCAAGGTATGAAAAAGAAGATTGCTTCCTACGAAGCACCAGACCTTTCAGAATTTGACAAACGCCTAGCAGTCATTGAAGAAAATAGTCAAAAGGGTGCAGACTATACTCGTGATATTAAAGTTGATTTGAAGAATGACATTCGCCGCAATGAAACCGTAACCGAACAGGTTGAGCGTAGTGTTAAAAATGCACAACGTGAAACTGAGTCTGAAATGCGTGATATGCGTAAGGCAGTTCGAGAAGACCTAGAAAGAGCCAGAACTGAAGCTGCCGCTATTCGTAAGGATATGGAAACAACTCGCAAAGAAATCAACAGTGAATTTACCTCAGCTCGCAGAGAAATTAACCGTGAAGTTGAGACACTCAAAAAAGAAGTTGATAGCAAAATTCAAAAGGCTATTGATAACCCTTTAGCTAACAAGTAATATGATAGACCCTGTAAGCATTAGTGTTGCATTTGCTACTGCTCAGGGTGCTGTTAATGGCATCAAGGCTGCCATTAATATGGGTAAAGATATTAATGGTATCATTGGTGACTTTAGTAGATTTTTTAGTGCTAGTAATGATGTGCTGGCCGCGGCTAATAAAATAAAAGCCGACAATGCAAATAAAACAGATGCTCAAATTGGTCAACAAGCCTTGCAACTTGCTATGGCGGCCAAGCAGCTTAGAATGTATGCAAAAGAGTTGAAAGAACTTTTAATATATTCAGGCAATGGAGATATATGGGATGAAATGTTGTCTGAACAAACCAGATTAATTAAAGAGAAGAAAGAATTTCTTAGAAGACAAGCAATTGCTGATAAAAAGAAAAAAGAACAGATAGCTGAATTGATTATGTTATCATTGATTGGCGTTGGCACCTTTATGATTCTTGTTCCAATTGTTGGTTTAGCTTTCTTTGCTTTAACTCGATGATTGCCTTTATTTTAGCAGTAGCACTAAATACAACGACATATGGATGGCCAACTCACGAATGCATCCGATGGACATGGACAGGTGATGTTTATAATCGTAAAGTGGTATGTTTAGAATGGCGTGAAAGAAAGAACTATCAACCAAAAGGAGATGATAATGGCGGAAGAAAAAAAACCACTTAGTAGAAGCGAAAGAGAAGCACAAATCAAAGACAAAGCGGGATGGCTTATTACCGTTTTGGCTGCTTTGTTGGCCATTAATACTTATATTGCTAGTGGCAATAGTTCTAAGGTACTGAACAATACAATTAAGGCTAATGACACTTGGGCATTCTTTCAGGCAAAATCAATTAAACAGACTCTTGCTGAAATGGCTAGAGATGATGCTATTGACAGAAAACAATTTGAGAAGGCAGATAAGTTAACTGCAAAAATCAATAGATATGAATCTGAACCTGCAACGGGTGAAGGCAAAAAAGAACTATTTGCTAAAGCAAAGGCACTTGAAGCTGAACGTGATGAAATTCGCAAATCTGGTCCTTGGATGACATTTGCAGGATCAGGTTTTCAGATTTCAATTGTTCTATTATCAGCTAGTATCTTAGCTGTAGCACCTGCATTGTATTTGGCAAGTATAGTAGTTGGTGCTTTATCTGCTTTGTTAATGAGCCAAGGTATTTGGTTGTGGTTGCCAATTATTCTGTAAAGCAATAAACTCAGCTTCTGGTATTCGTGTTCTAGTATTCTTAGAACCGAGTACCACAACAAGCCTGCGGCCAATATCAGTATCCAATAACATTACGATACAACCACCGGCCGCATTTGTCCATCCTGTTTTACTTACTATGAAATCGTGGCGTTTACCAATAATTGGATTCGTATTGTTGAAAAAGAACCACTTCTTTTTAACTTGAATCTTCACTTGAGCAGTTTTACTAGCCTGAATGATATCGGGATAATAACTTGCAGCAAGCACCAATTCAATCAAATCTTTTCCTGTACTGATATTCATCGGACTTAGTCCAGATGCTTCAACAAATTTGGTGTTAGGCATATTCATAGCAACAGCTTTAGAATTCATATCCCTAATACAACTTGATTTACCACCTGGATAATTATCACATAAAGTAATAGCAGATTCATTGCTTGACATAACAAGAGCCATTTGAATATGTTGCTCTCTTGTTAAATTTCCGAGTTTCTCTTTTGGATTCTGACCAGCATCTATTATGACCATTGCAGTCATAAGTTTAGTGATACTGGCAATCGACCTTAGTTCTTGGCCATTTTCACTTTGTATGATTCTACCGTCACCATCCGCAACTAACCAAGTGTGAGCAGTTAAACTCACACCAAAGGCATTTGTTGTTAACAGTAGAAATGAAAAGATTAGATTTTTCACGGACATTAATTATATATGGTACGCTCGAAGGGACTCGAACCCCCAACCAAGAAATTATGAGTTTCCTGCTCTAACCATTGAGCTACAAGCGTGTAATTGGCCCGGCCTACAGGAATCGAACCTGTATTGATTGCTTAGAAGGCAACTGTATTATCCATTATACTAAGGCCAGAAAAATTTGTAGAGTTAATTTGGTACATCGTAAAAGGATTGAACTTTTGACCTTGGCCTTGTAAGGGCCCTGCTCTACCGCTGAGCTAACGATGTGAATTGGGCAGAAGTATGGGAATCGAACCCATATTAACGGAATCACAATCCGTGGTGTTAACCTTTACACTAACAACTGCATTGACTGGAGCGGGATATCGGAATCGAACCGATGACCGAAGATTGGAAATCTGCTGTTTTGCCCCTAAACTAATCCCGCATATTTTTATATAGTTGACAATTCTTGTTCTGCTAGAATCCGTTTTAAACGGTCTGCACAGAATGAAGCCGCAGGTGCATCAGGTTTAACCATTGGTGTCATGTTACATGTACCTTTGATATAACCAATTGCTTGCTGAACAACACAAGAACTACCGAACTCATCTGATTTATTTAAGTCCAAATGGACTTCAACATGATAATCTTCCAACACATCCTGTAGTGATTGGAACAATTCTGAAACCTTGTACACCTCTGTCATTAGACGCATAGCAGGTTTACTTTTTTTATGGTCGTAATCTAATTCACGGTCAACAAAACCAAAAATCTTACAACCATGACAACCATCAATATGAACTACAACAGCTAAAGCGTAGTCAGCATACCAAACTTCATTCACTCTGATTCTTTCTGAATCAGCACCAAGATATACTTTGGTGTTTGGTCCTTGTTTTGCAAGGAACTGTTTGACTTCTTCTATATCGAATTTTTTCATATTGACAACCTTTAAAACTTGGCATTCCGCCAGGGACTCGAACCCCGACTAATGGTTTTGGAGACCATCGTGCTGCCATTACACCAGCGAGATAAAATTGGTACCGTTGGACAATTTCGAAATGTCGGCCTTTCGCTTATCAAGCGAATGCTCTTCCTCTGAGCTACAACGGCATTGCTTTCTTTCTGCGGCGGTAATTATAGTACGAAAAGATATGACGCTATCATACCTCTCCCATGTACCTTCCACCCGCTTCCCGACCAAAAAGAATTCTCGTATTGCCAACGCTACTTCGGTAAGAGTAGTACCACACTTGAGTAACGAACTCACTTCACTTCCTGCGTGTCACAGTAGCCAAGCGTTACCTTAGCTGGTTCTGGAGGGCGATGAGAGAATCAAACTCCCACTTCAAGGTTCGTAGCCTTGTGTAATATTCATTTTACTAATCGCCCGTAACTTGGTGGTTCAGGTTGGATTCGAGCCAACGACCTATTGCGTATGAAGCAATTGCACTACCGCTGTGCTACTGAACCTGAATGGTGGAGAATGGGAGAATCGAACTCCCATAAACAACTTGCAAAGCTGCCGTAATCCCATTATACTAATTCCCCATAACTGGTCTCGGTAGGAAGAATCGAACTTCCATCACATGGTCCCAAACCACGAATTCTACCATTAAACTATACCGAGAAAATTGGTGCCCCTTGACAGAATCGAACTGCCGTAACCTGATTACAAAACAGGCGTAATACCATTATACTAAAAGGGCAAATTGGTGGGGACGGTGAGACTCGAACTCACAAAATTTGGCTTCTAAGACCAACACGTATACCAATTCCATCACGTCCCCGATATTGGCTCCACAGGCAGGGATCGAACCTACGACCAATTGATTAACAGTCAACTGCACTACCGCTGTGCTACTGTGGAATAAAAACTTGGCGGTCTCAAGGGGTAACGATCCCCTTCTTCTAGCGTGACAAGCTAGCGTGCGTCCGTGAACACTTTGAAACCAATTTGGTGGAGATGATAGGGATCGAACCTATTGTGACCTAAGTCGGAAGATTTACAGTCTCCTGCCATACCATTACGGCGGCATCTCCAAATTCTACTGGTAGAGGCACAGAGAATCGAACTCTGATTTACTGGTTAAAAGCCAGTTACTTTAGCCGTTAAGTTATGCCTCCAAACAACCATTTGTTTTGCTGACGCACTATTTGCTATGCTCAACGGAATTAGCTGCAGCATTACCGTTTATGTACATAGTTAGTTAGAGTTGACGTTTACTCAGGCGCTTACGTCAGCAAAACAAATGGTACTCCGTACCAGAATCGAACTGGTCTTTCCGCCTTGAAAGGGCAGCGTCCTAACCGATAGACGAACGGAGCAAAAATTAACTCTACAACTTTTTAAATAACATGTGTGTATTATACATGAACCACACATTTAGTCAACAACTATTTTAGCATCGTTGTTTTTATACAACAATACTTTTGTTTTCAAATGGAGTAGGTGACAGGACTCGAACCTGCATTATACGGATTTGCAATCCGCTCCCTAGCCTTTCAGGTCACACCTACATGGCGGAGAGTGTGGGAATCGAACCCACTCACCGGTTTAATCCGATGACAGATTAGCAATCTGCTGCATTACCATCCTGCCCACTCTCCAATTTGGCGGAAGCGGTGAGATTCGAACTCACGGATCCTTTCGAATCGCTAGTTTTCAAGACTAGAGCCATAGACCACTCGACCACACTTCCATATAGAAACACACTTCACAATATGTTTTTATATGGCACCCGAAATAAGAATCGAACTTATACTAACAGAGTCAAAGTCTGCTGTGCTACCACTACACCATTCGGGAATATATTAACTCTACAAATTTTTAAAGAACTAAAAGGGACGATGCCCAAAACAAAAAACCTCAGATTTTTTAGGTCTGAGGTTTGTGATTAAAAAACTATTTTACTAATTTATTCTAAACACAAACCTCTGCTGGATCCTTTGATGTTCCAATAAAGCCATGATTCTCACAACGATAGTTGGCCTGCCATGTCGGTGACATAGCACTTAGCGTTATCGGTGAGAGTCTTAAATTTTGCATCATTTGTGTATTATAGTCTATTATTTAGTATTTGTCAAGCGTAAACTTTAGTATTACAAGTAAAAAGGTCAAGTATTTTCCACTTTTTCATACTCATAATTAACAGTTTCGATGTTTTCACGATAAACACCTGCACCATTCTTTGTATGAAAACGTTTAGCCATTTCAGTCTTTGGACTTAAAGTCACAAATCTTGTAATTTCCGGCCTTGTCTCTTTAATGTGGCGAACCGCATCAAAAATCAATGTACGACCAGCACCTGGCACATATGACCAGATTGTGTAAAATACGGCTACGTTAGGAGTGTCTGTATTTTCAAATAATTCAGATTCCTTTGTTGGAATTGAATGTTGATAACTCACACATGTAATAGCTTTAACTTTATCATCAGCATCACGGAAAACAAAAATATCTTTATTAGGACCAATTCGGTCCACATGTGGAATATTCGGGCGTACCGGATCTTGATTCAACAAGTCAAAAAATTTATCAGTTAGTGATTCTATTAAATGTAACATGCTATAATATACTAAAAATGTGGTTGCAGGTAGTGGTAACGCTCCACTCTCGATATGGCTTATGAGACCATTCGGGTCAACTTGACCTACCTGCGGTAATGCTACTATTTATACTGTAAAATGAATTTCTTTGATTGAGTCCCAGCGAAAACTACGCCAACCTTGACTCTCAAGGTCAAAAACGGGAACAACTTCTTCATTTTTCTGTTTTTCAGCAGTTTTTGGCAATTTTTCAGTCGGGATTTTGTCTTCTTTCAAAGTACAAATCATTGTCCGTTCACTTCCGTCTTTTTTTGTGAATTTTACAGTCACTTCACTTTCACGGAGAGCACTCAAAAGCCAATTTTTCTCTTTTTTTGTCTTAAATTCAAATTTTTCACTCATTTTTTCACCTTATTTACGATTTTTAAAACTCAAGCTTGAAGATTGCAGCACAGCTGTCAATAAAATTGTTGCCGACCAAGTCTCAAATGTGTACGGAATCTCCAAAACAGGAAAAAGCGTGTTCAAAGACCAAATTGTTAAGAAAGGAGCAACAATTAAGAGAAATAAAATTACAACAATTGCAATTAAAATAGAAAATGTATTATTCATCATCTTCCTCCGGTGGATTTTCATCTTGCCAATCTTCTAGGCGTGTTCTCAAATCCCAAAATTCAATAATATCATCATCAATGAGGTCTAAAGAATCAGGGTCTGCTAAATCAAACTCATTATAATCATCAAAACCATCTTCAAACTTTCCTACAAAGCCCATACCTTCTTCAAGGTAATATGCTTCAATATAATAACCATCTTCAGTAGCGGCTTCATATAAAGCAATTGGCGGACCCCAAGGAGAATCAAACCAAAATGAAATCGTTGATACATCTTCATCCTCAACATCTTCTCTTGACCAATCTTGAGCATCACAATTCCATTTGCAACCCCAATTGTTGATAGACCAACCATACCACAATTCACCTTCTTTATATTCAGGTGGAATAGGTCGAAAGAAATCGAACCAGTCTTTACCATTTGATTCTTTTAAGAATTGTTCCAAGGCATCAATTTGTTCTTTAGAGCCAGAAATTTTTACAGAGTTACTACACCAATTAGGCATTTCAGTTTCCTTTAAGAGTTTTCATTAAGTAGCTTAACAGATTCTTTAGTTCTTGTGAGGTAATCTTCGAACCATTTTGTTGAGGTTGTTGTTTTTTTGAGAATGCATCCGAACAATTCACACCCAACCAGCCCTCTGATATAAGTCACAGGGTCGGCAAAGATAGCTTCAAATGATTCGTCAAATACCACTTCACCATCCGGTAATCCTTTAAAGAAAGCAATATGGTATTTGTCACCATATTTACTTCCATCAATTGGCGTTCCGCGGTTTTCTTTCAAATCAAAAAATGATAACTCTAAATCGTAATCATTTGCAGGGGTGAAAAAGATACCATCATGTTCCATCGATTTGCTTTTTAAAATTTTGTTTCTCAACATTACGGTTATATTGTTTCTTGCTATTGACCACACGCTGGCGATACTTCGGGCTACGTAAGTCCTTGAACAATATACTACGCTTTGCTTTTATTTCTGTTATATTTTCCATTGTGAACATCCTCGGCTTTCATCCAAAGTTTAAACACTTTAGCTGCTAGCACCTTTTCTTTTGACCATGCCTCAATTTCCCAAGGATGGTCATAATAGTTAATCCTACTTCTAATAACTTTTTCGCCACGCCAGAATAAACTGCGGCCTTTGTATTTCAATTGGCCAGTGGCGAACTGCTTAATATGCACCATTTCATGTGCAATCACTTCAATTAATTTTTCCATACTGAGCCGTGAATCTAAATCCATTCCATAGATTCCATCGGTCAGTCTCATAGCAACTCCATTGGCTGCATGGTCTTTTGCTAAATCCTTTTTAGAGAACACAGCAAGGGTGAACCTTTTTTTGTCAATCTTCAATTCTTGCGAATAAAACTTAACGCAGGCTTCAATTAAATCCCTGCGGTCACTTTTCCGCATATCTAATATAAGGTTCATTTTATTCTTTCAACAGCGGAATTTATTTAATACTTGTTTCGCTTGTGTAATATCAATATCCTCGCCAGTCTCTCGAAGCAAGGATTGTTTTATGTTTAATTCCATGCGGTGTGTATCAATCAATTCTAAGGCATAATTGATATCATCGGCATCAGCCTGTAACATCCAGTTTGCGAATTCATTTTCACCGGTATTTAAAATAAAATTCAGATTATCTCTATCCCATTCGTTCATACTAGTTTCCTCCATTAAAAGGTATTTAAGGTTGGTTCCAATTCGGCAATCAACTCACGCTCACGTTGGTGAGCTGGTTTTCTACCACGTACAATTTCCAGAACTTCATATCTGAATTCAGCTTCCGCATTATCACGGATGAATTGGCACATTGACCAATCCTTGTCCTCACGCACAGCACGGCTAACATGCTTTTGCCAACGAACTTTAACAGAGCGAACAAAAGCCTGGCCTTGTGCTACGGTTAGGCCAATATAAGAATCGCCAGTATCAGTACAAATAACCCGATACAAAACGTGGTTGCGGTCAGAGCGCTTTTTTCTATTCATCATTGGTCCATTCTAACAGAACTGGAGTAAATGTCAAGAGCCCTGTTGCCTATAAACAACAGCGCATGGATACTCATTAGGAAATGAATACTTTAGTTGTAATACCGATACAGCTTGACACAATGCTCAAACTGTATTGGCTCATGCTCAAAACTTGGTAAATTATCGCCATAATATTCTACCAGTTTATTCCACAATTCAATGGCTTGCTCGTCAGTCGAGTTTTCCATTAATTTCTTCCAACTCAAGGACTGCTAAGAGTGCTGCTGAAGCGGTTGCCCAGCCCCAATCGGTAAAGTAGAATGCCATAAGAACAGACACCCACAAGACGATTTTAAAACCTGTCTTAATATAACCACCAATTTTTTCTACATCAATTTCCATATAAACCTTATGCTACAACCCAATTAATATCATCACGGATTTCCACCGATTCGAACCCATCATATTCATGGATTCTAAAATGTGTTCCCACTGGTACCCAGCATATAGTCAGCTGGTCAGCTCCACCCCAATAACCATTAGGGTATTTTTTGGCTGCAACGTATTGAGCCATATCCAGGTCTCCACGCTCCACGCATTCCACAATTTCAGGGTCAAAAAGAAGGTTCTCTCGGCCTTCAACCAAACTATTCCATGTTGACCAACCGGCACCATGGCCGGGTGATACTAGAACGGCCACTTTGCCGTCACGTATAACTTTATTCATTCTACTTTCGGTCATACGATTAACCTCTTGTTGTATATCATCTGTTTTCATAATTTCTCTCCGCAATGTGGACACAGTTTGGTATTTGCATTACGCATTTCTTTTAGTGTCTTGTTAAGTTTCCTGGCATCAGCAATAATCCTGCGTATAGCTTTACGGTCTCTATCGTGTTTGGCTTTACTCAATTCTTCTTTAAGGTGTAGCTTCATCTTATTAAGCCTACCATCAAAGATTTCAATAAAGCCCGATATGCCTGGACTAGAGCTTGCAGGTGTTTCACTCATTCTTTAATTCCAAAATGTTCTTTAATGCATTCAATGGACTTACTACATCCCCATGCTATATCTTCTCCCACCCATCTCTCGAAGCTTGTATTGCTGATACCCACAAGCGCAACCTGAGCAACACAGTCTTGGATAATTAACTTGGCAAATTTCTCAATGTCAAACGATTGGTTTCGGTCATAGATACTCGGCTGTGGTTTAAACCCGCATTGTTCGGCTAGTTCTTGTATCCGCTCATTCATTCTTTAATTCCAAAATGGTTTTTAATTAAGTCAGAATATTTATAGGGTTCCGCAATATCAGCAATCTTGGCACAATCCAGTATAATCAACTCGGCGAATTTTTCCAATCGATGGTCATACACCACCTCACCATTTTCTATATGGCCAAAATTAGCCTTAGCTGCTAGTTTTTTTATTTGTTCATTCATTTTAACTCCTCGACCTTATCTATGGCTTCCATAATACAGCTATCCACGGCCGACATTAAGTCTTCCAATTCAGTATCACCCGATGTACGGGCCGCAAAGTAAACATCAGAACATTGGTTAGCGGCCTGTGCCAGAGCGTTTAGCATTTCATCTTTAGTCATATAATTCATTCCTTAACCATACAATTTTTGGGCTAGTCTTTTCATACTCCGCCACCAATTGCTCAAGAGTCCAGAGATCCTCGGTTTCAAAGTTCCAGAGCCACTCACTAAACCTATGCCAGTCCTCAGACTTCATAGGAGGAAGATCCAGTTCTTCTCCGTACATATCCAGTCCAGTACCTCGGCAATCAATACGGCCAACCGACCAACCATCACCATTCTGCCGGATCCACTCCATGTTTATTGGACCCATCCAGTTGGTATTATAGCGTATCGTCATTGTTCTTTCCATTCAGCTTATCCAAAGCCTCTGCCTTGTACAA